AGAAATGGCCATAGTTATCCTCCTTATACTCCATTTACGTTCATGTCTAACTCGTGCTCGTTTATTCTAACGATCCAATTTACATTGGCAGCGCCAACTGTATTGTTTGATGGATCTCTAGATAAACCTAGTATCTGCAAAGTAGCAGATGAACCATCCGCTAAAGTTGAATCATTTAACTCAACTTGTGACACGAAGTCAGGTGAACTTCCAGCTGCGTACGCAATATCTGCAACATTAAAGATGTCAGTTTTTTGTGATGCGCTAGAGTTGTTTGTTTGTATTTCAAACCTCTGATACGGATCATCAGAAACGAAACCAACAATATCAGTCGCTGTGTTGGATGCGTTCAAGTGATTCGCAAAAGTAGGCTTGCTAGTCGTTGCGTCGGTAAAAAAGATACCACCCAAGGAACCTAGTATTGCTCCTCCTGCGCCTGCAACTTCAATTGTTCCGTCAGATTTCATTTTGACAGGATCGTTGAAGTATATAGCAGTTGCCGAAGCAGCTACGTCATACTCGGATAAACCTTGGTTGTCTCTGTTTTGACCAACTTTACCAATTGGTTTTAAACCAAAAGGTGCGTCTTGATTAGTCGCCATAGTATAGTCCTCCTTAAAGACTTGTTAAGTTTATCCGGCGGACTTTGAATTGTTAAAAAATTAACTTTTCTTTGTACCACCGAAGGTTGTTCGAGATTGTCTATCAATATTGATAGGCATACTCTTATGCTGTTCCCTCATTAAATCGTTGTCTACTGCTTTAACTTTATCATCATGCATTCGCTGATAATATTCGTTTCTGCTTTTTGCGATCTCTTCAGGTACCCTTGCCAGCACAAGGCCACCAACTCCGATTACTCCCTTGTATTTACCGTCCTCTACAACTGGGTAGTCTGAATCTGGATATTCATCAGCTCTTACTAATTCGTATCCTGATCTTAGTCTTCCTGCAATATTTTTAGTATCTTGGAAACCTAAGCTTTCAGCTCTTAACCACCTGTGTTGAAAACCGTCTTTTGCAGGGGGTGCATCTAAAGATGATGGTGGAGTCCAAGGCTTATCTTGTACAGGCGGTTTTGCCTGCTCAGTTCTAGCTTCGATTTTTTTTTCGTCGCTTTTAGCCTGACTCGCACGATTGTCGGCTTCTATTTTATTTTTACTCATAACGTTTTACGCCTCCTTCGTGAGTAGTTTTTGCTTTTCTTCAGCAAACTTATCGAGTGGCACACCTAATTTTTTAGCAATTGCTACCTCAGACGGTGTGAGTCTTTGGGTTTTAACGCGACCAGTTTTACTACTACGCGTTGCTGATGCAACAGTTTGTGTAGGTTTTGTAGTCGTTTCTACTTCCTTTTTAGCAAATTTGTGGGGAAATTCAAGTGCCATATTTCTATCTATTTCCTTATAATATGCTTCGGGATCAGATATAGGATCATGACCTTCTTCTTCCACTAATTTTGTATGAATAACCTTAGCGGCTTCAGTCATTATTCTATCTTTGTTAAACCAAGGATTCCTTTCTGCCCATTCTTGAGCATTAGGATCCACTCTTCTTGTTGGTTGATTTATTTCTTGAGGTTGTTCAATAGGTGTTTCTTCTTTTTTATTAGACTGTCTAGTCTTCATATCTAGAAGTTTAGCCTCTTCGTAACCTAATCTAGATATTTCAGCAGATGCAGCAACTTCATCTTTAAGATTATTTTCTTCTCTAGCTTTTGCTAATTTAGCAACTGCTGCTTCCATACCAGATTTAATTCGACCTTCCATTTCTGATACGTAATTTGTATCAACTTTAGAAAGTCTTGTTTTTAGTTTTTCTTGCTCTTCTAAAACACTTCTTGCATAAAGCGTTGCAGCTTCTTCTCTTCGCTCTGCTTCACGCATTTTTTTAGTAAGTTTAGCAATCCTTCTTTTTACTCCATCAGAGTAATCATCTAATTCTTTCTTATTACTTTCTTGTCTTTTGTCTTCTTGAACCGGAACATCAGACTGCTCACTAGGTTCCTTAGTTGTATCATCGGTGCTACCACCGTCTTCCAACTTTGTTTCACGTTCGTTTTCATGTGATTTATCCTCTCCTGCCGTTTTATCATCTTCTTTTGTTGGCAGTTCGACTTCTACTTCAGGCCCTGAAGTGTCAATGTCGACCGTTTTTTCTTTATCTTGCATAGCCTTCTCCTATGTTAGTATTGATGAAGTATATCTTCAGGTTTTTCGATGGTTGCTAATACTTCATCGTCATTTAGCAATCTAACTTCCCCGCCATCGATCTGGATTCTAGATCCAGCATATCTTGCAAATATTACCCAATCACCTTTTTTGCACCAAGGTCCTTCAGGGTATCTATCTTTGTCATAACAATGTGCACCCATGGCTAATACTAATCCACACGTTGATGCAATTTGTTGTCTTTCTAAAGTATCTTGACCAAGTAATAATCCACCTTTAGTTTTTTCAGGCATTTTAAATGGAAGAACTAATATTCTCCATCCAGTTGGATTAGGTAATTTATCTGACTCTTTAGTTTTTAAACGTTCGTAACCGTCTATTTCTTTTTGATTTTCTTCTTTGTACTTTTCTTCTAACGCTAACTTAATTTTTGGTTGCGTCGAATCGGATGACGTTTTCTTTATCTTGTTTTCCATTTGGCTCCTTTTTCTTCAGCAGGTTAGAGATATCCTGTGATATTTTATAATAAGCGTGTGCTTGTCCCAGTAGATACTTGTATTTATCCATATTGTCAATACCTCCACCAATCATAGCATCGCCGATTGATTGGTAAGAATCCTTTAAATTTTTTTGGATCTTACTTATTAGTTCTAGTTCTTCTAATAGCATCTTTACCTTTCTTAAAAATTGCAGCGACTTTTGATTTACCCATAACCTTGGCTCGCTGTTCTCCAACGGTTAGAATTTGAATTTTCCTCGCATACGGCTTAGAAATTTTTTTAACTTTTGCCACAGTTTTACGAGCATCGCTCGGAGTCGCAAACTTAATTCCGACAGTGTCTTTTGGATTTTCATCTGTGTATAATCTTCTTCCTGAGCCTTTAGGCTTTTTTCCCGTTCCTACTTTTGGATCTGCCATGTAAGACTCCTTTCAAAGTTTTTGCTTGAGCAGCGTGTGTTTTAGATGCTTTTTGCAAACCCTTCATTACTTTTTTTATTTTTGCTTTAGATTTTTTCATTTAACATTTCCATCTTCTACGAGCCTGACGAAGTCTAGAATTAGGATCTCGTGCTGCTTTTGGAAACTTTTTCATTTGTCCTGCACTTCTTGCACAGAATGATTTACGTCGTTTAGCAGCTTTTGATCCTGGTTTGACTTTGCCAGTGACCGCTGTTTTTAGTTTAGAGCCAGGATTTAATCTTCTATAGGCTTTGACCCCAGCTTTTGTCATGCCTGCTCCAGATTTTGTGGATCTGAAGTTCTTTTTATTTCTTGGAGGCATAGTGCCTTTAGAAAAATTCTCTCTTACTTGAAAATCGTTTCTCACGATATTTTAAAACCTTTTAACATACTACCGTAATATTTTTTTGAACTTGAATTACTTAGATTTACACCACCATATTGGCCCGAGATACTTGGACCAAAATACCCACCCATTGCTGCTTTTTTTCTTTTAGCAAAAGTTGCAACATTAGTTGGTTTACCACCCACGCCTTGAGGTTTAGATCTTTTTCGTCTGACAGCACTCGCCCTTTGCGCGTCGGTCATCCGTGTGGCTTTTGCAAGTGGGACGCATTTTGGATACTTCCGCTTGGCGTCCTTCTTTTGTTTTGAACGACCACACTTTGCGAAAGAACCATCCTTTCGCTTGCTCCCAATATCTACCCATTTTTGTTTGAACCATTTATCAAGACCATTCTTTGCCATAGCATTATGAATTTTTTCCGACGGCTTCTCTGTTTAATCCTCTAATACAAACACCGCCACCTTTACCATATCCTTGTCTTTTTAATCTTGCAGTTGCTTCTGTTAAACCACCACCTGCTTTCATAATTCTTCCACCCATAGCAGAAGGTTTACGACCTTTAAAATCTTTTCTCTTTACACCAGAAGGATCTTTAATTTTACCTGCACAAATTTTACTAGCGTAAGCGTTCGCATATGCTGACGGATATACCTTAAATTTTCGCTTCGCTGCCGCTTTACCTCTTGGACATAGTTTAGTCATTATCTTTTCCTCGCTGTTTGTTTTGCTCTTTTAAAGTCAGATGCTTTTGGTGCACCTTTTGCACCCTTCTTTCGCATCTTACCTCCACGCTTTCTTTTAGCATGGATGTTTGCGTATAAACCTTTACCCGCCATTATTTTTTTTTCATTTTGGCTTTTTTCTTTTTAGCCATAACAAATTTTTTAAGTTGAGGTGGAATAGAACCTTTTTTAGCCATCATTCTATCTGCTTTACCAAGGTCTTTTGAACCTTTTCCATCAGCTGCAAAGAAAGGAACTTTTTTACCAGCTTTCTCAACCATTTTTAATTTGCCACCATTTTGCATCATAGGTCGCTTCATCATTCCGCCACCCATTTTTTTCATACGTCCACCACCCATAGCGCCACGTCTATTTGCAACTTGTGTGTTATATCTAGGATTTGCCATTATTTTTTTCCTCCGTTTCTAAATATTTGTGTACCCTTTATACCAAAAATCGACGCAACTACAAGTATCCAAAGG